GCACAGCTTTTAAGAGGGCGCTCAAACGCTCGAAATCAGCTGCTGAAAAGACGTTGCATCCATAGTCGTCCGTGCACCCCCAATATGGCGGATCGAGATAGAACAGCGTGTGAGGCCGATCATATCTTGGGATGAGACGATGATATGGCAGGCGCTCGATCGCCACGCCTGCAAGCCGCTCATGCACATCCTCCAGCATGGGAACCAGTTTACTCAGATCGAAACGTGCGCCGCCGCTTGTGGAGGTGCCGAAGGACCTGCCCATGACCTTGCCTCCGAACGCCATGCGCTGGAGATAGAGAAATCGCGCAGCCCGCTCCAAATCTGTCAGCGTCGCCGGATCGACACTCAGCAGCCGCTCAAATTCGGCGCGGCTGGCAATCTGCCATTTCAACACGTCGAGCAGCTGCTGATAATGACGCTGAAGCAATCGAAACAGATTAGCGACGTCAGCGGATATGTCATTGATCACTTCGGCCTTCGGCCGGCGATCGCGACGGAAGAACACGCCGCCCATTCCTACAAACGGCTCGACATAGCATTCATGAGGGGTCGCCCCGATCATCGGCACAAGCGTCTTAGCCAGAGCGCGCTTGCCGCCGATATACCCAGCGACCGGGCGAACCGGCGCGATCGGGGCGAGCATTTCCATTTCCTTCATCTTTGCACCTCAAAAGCCCGGCCGCCGGGGTGCCCGGTGGCGGGGATCGACTGCGCCTGATCAGCGCTGAGATGCAGGGTCACTTCCTGCGGTTGAGGGGCGCGCCAACGCCCCTTGCCTCCCGCCTGATCGGCGGGATCACATCAGTTCCCGAAGGCCCACCAGTCGAAGCCGCTGGAGGCGCGGCCCTGGGAGTCCTCGGTCTGGAACTGGACGGTGAAGCCGAAGCGGGTGGTGTTGCCGGGGATGATCTGCATCCACATGTCGCGATCGATGCTGGGGGCTGCGATGACGCCCTGGGTCATGACGTTCCAGCAGGCGCCGGGGAACGGCGTCGTGAAGGTCACATTGCGGGTGACCTCATCGACGATCGTCTCGCGATGATAGCCCATCTTGAGCATGACCAGGCCGCCCGCGAAGCTGATCGTGCGCTGGGTGTCGGTGTTCTCGCCCTCGGTCGTCATCGTGAACAGGCCCCCGATGCCGAGGCCGATCATGCGCTGGATGGCGACCAGCAGCTGGGCGGCGTTCTGCGGGTTCAGCACCGCGTCGCCGCCGGCGTCGTCGGTGATGACGTGCTCGACATTGGCCTTGGTCGGGTCCAGCGCTTCGGTCGCCGCCTCGTCGGCCGCCTCCAGCGTCTCGGCCATCTTTGCCGCGACATAGGCGGTGATCGCCGCGCACAGCTGGCCGCTATCCTGCTTGTCGAGGTCCAGGTCGCCCATCTGCTCGATGACCGCGACGATTTCGTCCTGGACGGCGTTGAGCCAATCGGCCGTCACGCGGGTCGCGGGAAGCGGGCTTTCCTTGAAGCGGCCGCTGGATGTGGAGCCGGGGCTGTCGATCTTGAACATGGTGCCGATCCTTCAGGAGTAGCGGTGCCAGCTGGCGGTGGCGGCATTGTAGACCCAGCCCGTGCGGGCGTTGACGGGCGCGGAGGTCAGCCCGCCGAGTATCGTGCCGGTTGGCGCGGTCATCGTCAGGCTGGTCACCGCCTCGCGCCAGAGCAGCAGGAAACGCTGCCCGTCCACCGGGGTCGGGAACGCCACTGTCAGCGACGCGAGCGAGGAGGTGTGATTGAGGTAGACCTCGACCGTGCGGGCCGTGCTGGGCGCGATCGTCACGGTCGCCCCGCTGGACGGGGTAAACTGCTGGCGCTCGATGAACAGGACATCGACGCCCAGGTTCGTGCGCGCATTGGCCGCCGTGCTGGCCCCGGTGCCCCCGTCGGCGACGGCCAGGTCGGTGATGCCGGTGATGCTGCCGCCGGTGATGGCGGCGCTGGGCTGTCGGGCGGTGTGGGTCGTCGTGTCGACGCAGAGCAGCGGCACCATCTTGTCCGCGCCCGGCTTGGTCGCGTCATAGATGCTCAGGGTGCGGCAGCTCCCCGTCTTGTCGATGCCCATCTGCGGCACAGCCTGCTGCGCCATGGCGGAAGGCGCTGCGCTCACGAGGGCGAGCAGCGCGGCGAGGAAGGTCCTGATCATGAAGTGCGTCCTCATTCGTAAGCCGCCGCAGCGGTCATCAAGATGGTCATCTGGCTGTCGCTCCAGCCCAGCGTGGATTGGATGAAGGCGTGCAGGGGATCGCCGGCGACGACGCGCGCGGCGGCCTGCCAGCGGATCGTCACCGGGTCGGTGATGTCGGCGCTGATCGCCCCGGCGACCGCCTGCAGGTTCGCGCCGAGCGCCAGGCGCAGGCCGAATGCGGACACGCCGGGCCGGACCATATCCATCGTCATCCTGACGTCGGTCGGCCCGCTGCCATCATCCTCATAGGCCGCCCAGGACGCGGTCCTGGGGTTGGTGGCGTCGGGCAATTCCGATGCCTTCTTGTCGAGCGCCATTATTGCTCCTCCGTCAGCAGGCGGGCCGCGCTTTCAAGCCGACGCCGGGCGCCGCTCTCCAGTCGCAGCTCGCCGACATTGTCGTCTTGCGGGTAGGTGAAGATCACATGGGTGTGGGCGGGCCTGGCCGCACTGATGATGCATTCAAGGTCGAGCGATGCCTCGCCCTCCAGCAGCGCCGTGCCCGCCGGATCGCCCGCGACCATATAGTTGAAGGTGCCGGCGTTCAGCACATGGACGCGCCAGATATAGCGCCAGCGACCGGCGGCGACCTCGGCCGCCAGGCTGCTGTCATAGGCATCGACGTCCGGATCGAATTCGTGGATCTCGATGTCGAAGCCGATCGACGCCGCCAGCGCGATGAAGAAGGCCGGTGTCTGTCCCGCCTGGTAGGCGAGCTTGCGCCAGCAGGCGAGCCGGCGCGCGCTCAGCGTCGTTGCGGCCGCCGTGCAGGGATCGGGCAGGCCCAGCACGCGCTCCCAATCGCCCAGCAGCTCATAGGCGGTGCGCGGGTCGGTTTCGTCGAGCAGCTGGTGCGCGCGGGCGTCGAGCCGCGCCAGCTCCTCCGCCTCGCCCGCCAGCAGCTGGCTCAGCACGGCGTCGGGCTCCTGCGGCCAGGCGGCGCCAGTCGGCAGCAGCGCGCGCAGCTGCTGGGCATAATCGTCCGCCGTCATCGGCATCAGCGTCATGACCATGTGACCGCCCCCATGGTGACGATCGCGCCGGCGGCGGCAGTGACGTTGCCGGCCGGGCTGGCCAGCACATGGTCGGTTTCTCCCGCCGCGATCGAAATGGCCTCGCGAATGTGGCTGATCAGGATGGTGCCGCCCGGTTCGGCCTCGCGGGCGATCAGGTCGCGCAGCTCCGCTTCCACCGCCGCGCGCACCTCGGCCGTGTCGGGCGTCAGGGCGATGGCGAAGTCCAGCGGATCGGCCACCGGCGCGGCGACCGTCACCTGCGCCGTCACCGGTCGCAGCGTTTCGACATAGGCGGCGACGGCCGCGACGTCGGCCGGCAGCGGGATGGCGTTGGCGCGGCCGTCCATGACGAACAGCAGCCTGACCGTGCCCAGCCCGTCCCAGTTGGAATAGACCCAGGCGCGGGTGACCTCCGCCACCTCCAGCGCCCAGGCGACATAGTCGCTGGCCGAACCGCCGCGCACCGGCGCGCGCAGCCGCGCCAGCAGCCGCCCGCGCAGCGACTCGTCATCCTCTTCATCCGCGCCCCCGGTGATGCCGCCCGCCGCGACGGTCGCGGTGGCGTTGATCCCGACGACCGGGGACAGGAATGTCAGCTGCTGGCCGGCGGCGGTCACGGCCGACGCGCCCGCGCTCTCGGCCGAGAGGGCGACGGCGGCGCTGCCGGCGGCGATCGTCGCGGGCGCGGTCACCAGGAATCGCAAGCCATCGGCACGGACCATGACGGTGCCGGCGGGCACGGTGACGCCATTGGCGCCGGTGATGGCGGCGGCGCCGCTCGCCGCGACCGCCGCCTTGCGCGCCAGGCCAAAGATGGAGGCCCATCGCGCCAGCCGGTCGGCCTCCGCGACATCGGGCAGGAACCGGCTGATATCGTCCAGCAGCCCGTAGCTGCCGTGGATCGCACCGGCATAGGTGCGGGCCAGCACGTTGAGCGCATTGCGGCGCAGGCGGCTGTCCGCGCCCGGCAGGCGTGCCGTGATGTCATCCTCGATGCGGGCGATCAGCTGGGACAGGGTCGGACGTTCAAAGCTCATGACTGCTCCTGCATCAGGCGATTGGCCTCGGCGTCCCACAGGAAGTCGATCGCCAGGCGCGCGCCTTCGGGCCGCACGATCGTGACGCGGATCAGCAGCGCGGCGGTGGCGCGCGATGCGCTGACCAGCGCCAACATGGCCTCCACCTCGACAGCGGCGGCGATCCCGTCCTCGATCAGCCACTCCAGCGCCTCGCGCGCATAATCGCGGGCGCGGGTCGCGGTCGCGGGAACCGCCTTGGCGCGGGTAAGCAGCCACAGGCGCGATCCGGTCCGGTCGTTTGCGTCGTCATTGCCGCAATCGCCCCACCATCCGCGCCGATCGGCGTCCGCTTCGGGCAACGGATCATCGGCGCGCGCGCGGGCATCGGTGAAGAGCGAGATGATAACGGCCGTGCGCAGCCCGTCGTCAGTGGCGAGGTCGCCGCCCAGGATCGACAGGTCGGCCGACCAGGCGCCTGGCGCGAAGTGAAGAGCGAGGTCGGTCATAGCGCCAACTTCAATTCGGTGACGACCTTGAGCGCCTGGCTCAGCGCAGCCGTGCCGTCGGCATAGATGACCAGCGTAGCCCGCCACCCGTCGGCGAACGTGGCATGGACCCGCCGTGGGCGGTGTTGCCCGTCATAGAGAATATGAGCCGTGATCGGCACGCCCTGACCCAGCAGCGGCCCCGCTTCGCGCATCAGATCGGCGACGGCCGGCATCCGGTCCGCCTGCATATCAACCCGCCGCCAGCTGCGATTGCCACCCTTCCGGAGCGATGACGTCCTCATGCGATTTTCACCTTGCTGGAACCGCCGGTGATCACGCCCCCGGCCACGGCGTCGGACTTGCGCGCGGCGGCCAGCGACGCGCCTTCGCCGATCAGGATGGATGCGCCGTCGATCAGCGTCTCGCCCCCGCCCTTGATCGACACCGTGCCGCCGGCCTCGACGTTGAAGTCGCCTTCGGCCTGGATGCTGATGTCCTTGGGCGTTTCGATCAGGATGCCCTCGCGGCCGAGCAGCAGCTTCTGGCCCTGGTCGTCATAGAGAGCGACCTCACCGTCCTTCAGCGCCTTCAGCCGATAACGGCGGTCGGTGACGGTCAGGACGACCGCATGGCTGCGCAGCCCACCGACGGCCATGGCGATCGCCTCCGCCCCGACATGCGGCTTGTAGGCCAGGCCATAGGGCTGGAAATGCTCGACCCCATCCTGCGCTTCGTCGGAGGCCAGTTCGATCTGCAGCGTCTGCAGCGTCGCATCGTCATTGACGGCGGCCAGCACGGCGCGGCCGACCATCATCTGCACCCGCCCGCGAAGAGCCTTCAAGGCATCGTTGACGGCGCTCATGCGGCTTCCTTCTGCGGCAGCTGCGCCCAGGCTTCGGGTGGAGAGACCGTCAATTCGGTCACCGTCCCGTCAAAGGCGCTCTTGGTGAAGGTGACGGCGGCGATCAGCATCACGTCGTCCGCCATGCCGATCGGCGCGCACTGGACGCGCACGCGGCTATTGGGCTTCCACAGCGCGCCGCCAGCTGCGGTGCGCCAGCCCGCGACGGTGATGTCCGCGCCGCGCGATCGGCCGGCCCGCACGCCCGCTTCGAACTTGGCGCGGGTCAGCGCGCTGGCGCCGTCGCTTTGTTCCTCGGCCATGATCAGCAGCGGGCGATAACGGCGCACGGCGGCATCCTTGGCTTCGCCCCTGATCTGGCTGACCGTCTTGCCGTGGCGGTCATCGTCGCCATGCGCCTGGCCCTTGACGATATAGTCGCTGAAGCGCTCGCGATGGTCCTGACGACCGGTCGCCGCCTTGATGTTGACGCCCAGGGCCAGCGTCGCGACCGGCGCGCCGACATCGGGCGTGATGATCTCCAGGTCGCCGGTTGCCGTCGGCACCGCCAGCAGTCCGCGGAATCGCAGCAGCCGCTCCAGCGCCGCCGCCACCGTCTCGCCCTGCTGCAGGGCGAACTTGCGGATCGCCGCGCCGGTGGATGCCCTGGCGGACACCGACACGCCAAAGGGCCTGGCGATGTCGGCCGCGATCTGCTCGACCTTCGCGCCCGCCCAGCTCCCCGGCTTGTGGATCGCGGAACAGTCGGCCAGGTCGGCCGACTTGTCGCGCCCTTCGACGCGGATGCTGTGGCCGTCCGGCGAAATCTCGGGCGAGACGGCATCGACCCATCCGTCGATCACCGCTTCCCCGCCGATCTTGAGCTGGCAGCGATCGTCGGGCGCGATCTGCAAAGTCTGGCCTTGCGCATCGTCTTTCCAGGACAGCGACAGGCTGAAGCTGCCCGACATCTGGTCGATCGCGCGCGTGACGCGCACCTCGGTCCAACCGGCATAGATCATGCCGCCGATCGCCAGCTCGACCGTCTCGGTCAGGTCGGGAATCGCGTCAGCCATTGGCCGCCTCCGCGCTCAGCACCTGCAAAGCCGCGCCGCCGGGCACAAAGCCGGGATGCGGCACCTTGTTGCGCGCCACGATCTCGGCCGCGCGCTCTTCCATGCGGGCCGGATCGCCATAGAGGCGCTGCGCGATCACCAGCGCCGGCATCGTCACGGCCGGCACATGGGTTTGCAGCCGCGCCAGCGTGCCGCCGCGCGCGGTCAGGTCGGCGGTGACGGCGCGGCGCAGCGCATCATATTGCGCCGCGCCGGCATCGTCGCCCGCGTCCGCCTGGCGCAGCGCCAGCGCATCGAGCCGATCGGCGGCATCATCGCGCGCCGCGACCGCATCGTCATAGGAGGCGAAGTCCGTGGCGGCGTGGCAGCGGACCAGCTCGGCCGATGCGGCCAGGTTCACCAGTTGCACGATCGCCGCCTGGTTCGCCGTCTGCACGGCGCGGGCCGGCGTGCCGCCGATCACCGGATCAAGATCACTCCCCCAGTCCATCAGCGTCCTGAAGCTGCTCGCCCGGCGCGGCAGGTCCGCGCTGCCGCCCGGCCCGGTGATCGCGGAAAGCGTCTGGACCAGGCCGACGATGGAGAGGCCGAGGTCCAGCGGCGCGCGCAGCAACGCGCCGGCGGACCCGAGCAGGCCCAGCTGCGAGTCCAGCAGGCTGAGCGTCGATCCCACGCCGCCGGCCAGCGCCGCTTCGACCCGCACCGCCAGCGCCGCCGCCTGGACGACATCGCCCGCCGCCTGTTCGACAAAGCCGGTGATGCCGTCGAGCGTATAGCCGCTGGCAAACTGCGCTGGGGCGGTGGCGATCGTGGTGTCGGCGGCGGCTGTCGCCTGGGCCTGGGTGTCGGTGGATGCCGTCTGCGGCGCAGGAAGGCCGGTCTCGATGAACTCGATCGAGAACCAGGCGATGCCCCCGTCGACCGTGCTGTCGCGCCGGGACCAGCCATCCTGCGGCACCGCCACCTGCATCGCGCCCAGCCAGGGATGGATCAGCGTGCCAGCGCCCGGCT